AGGGGTGCAAGATATCCCTGTCTCGCCCAGAGCATCCGTAGTCCACCAGGGGCTGCCGGATAGGAGAACAGAGGCGTGTTAATAGCTGGGACGGTCACTTGAACTCAGCCACTGGCTTGCTGCTCACACCGCTGCTCATCATTCTGCTGCGACGCGCCATATATCCTGTGACGTGGACCGTCGAGCGGTTCATGGCGGATGGATGGCTCAAGAGACTGCTACTGCGTGAGATAGGGTAAGGCCGCAGCGGTCATCCCGACCGGCAGCCCACCCTGTAGCGTGCTCTGGAACGGCAGGAGCGCCCGAGAGACTGCGCCCCCTGCATAGACCGGCGCTCTCATCAGTGGGCCTGCCACGGGGTTCATATAAGCCCTGGAGGCGAGATAGGCAGGGATCTGCATCGCCATGTTGCCTAACCCCATCGAACGGGTCGCCGTCCCTGAGTCTCCCACTACCGGGAGAAACGCCTGCCCAAAGCCTGCCGCCTGATAGAGCGGTGACTGGTTCTTGCCATAGAGGTAGCCCTGTCGGTCCACCTTCTGGAGCCTCGAGGCCAGCGCGGTCATGTTCACATTCCCGGTAGAGGGATTCGTGATCTTGCCGTTAGTCAGGTTCAGGAAGTTCCGGTATTGCGGCCTCGCAGCATCATAAGCGGCCTTCACGTCAGGATCCTGGATGCTGCTTCCGATCAGATCGTCCACATGTTCTTTGACGGCAAAGAGTGCGCGGCCGAGCGCCCGGTCACCGCCCTGGCTGGTCATCTGCCGGTTGGCCTCGTTCCCGAGGTTGGACGTGATCTGCCCGAGCTTCTGGGAATTCATATCCGTACCGAGACCGCCTAGCAGATCCTGCACGTCTCCATTTGCCTTGAGGGCCGATGCCGTAGAGGTATTGAGATCGGCGCTGATCTTGTTGACCACATTCTGCGTGCTGTCGTCAATGGTCGCGAAGTTCTCCGGACTGCGCGCAGCACCGAAGATCTGGCTAAATCTGGCATTCGCCTGCCGCAGCACGGTCTTGTCAAGGTTCTGCGAATCCATTCCGACAGATTGCGCGGCGATAGCGTTCGCATTCTGCTGATTTGCACTATCCAAAGCAGTGAATGGTCCGGAGGAGCCAGGCTGCCCGCGCAGCTTCGCTTCGAACTGAAGGAGCGCCTTATTGCCGGCCTGTTGACCGGGAGTGAGACTCATGCCGAGCGAGGCCCCCTGCTGCGCCGCCTCTGCCTGCGCTGGCGTGAGACCCGAGGGCATGATGGCTTCCGCGCTCCTGCCTTTGATCCAATTCCCAATCGCTCCGCTGACTTTGGCGCTTCCCGCTCCGAGCAAGCCGCCCATGAGCGTATTATCGGTCACAGACTCATTGCCAGTGGTCGGTGTGAGATAGCCGAGCGCTCCGCCTAAAGCCGCTCCCCCAGCCACGGTGCCGGCTCCAGGGACGAGAGCGCCCAAAGCCGCACCAGCGGTGAGCTGACCTAGCTTGCCGCCTGCAGACTGATCCAGCGGCGCCGTAAGCTGCCGGTCCGAAGCGATCTGAGATTGCAGCTGCGCCAAGCGAGTTTGATTGCCTGTGATCTGTGCCCACCGCTCCTGCGCCGCGGTGCCAATATTGGAGATGAGCTGCCCGGCGCCTAGAGCGTAATTGGCGCCGAAACCTTGGTTGGCAAAGGGGTTGTTCTGCAACGGCCGATTCATATCGACCGGCCCATTATTGAGCTGCGCCAGCACCGTGGGATCAGTGATCTCCTGTCCGTTGAGCTGAGCCAGGACGGCAGGGTCGGTTACCTCATTCGGCATACCATTTTCCGCCCTGTCTGAAGTAAGTCTTGCCTCCGATCACTTTGCGCTCCTGCGTGCCGCTCTCCTGCGCCTGGGCTAAATCAGCACCGATCGTGCCCTTGAACTGCGGGAGCTGAGCGGCTGAACCTGCCTGAGTCAGAAGGCCATTATAGAATCCCTGCCGGTTCTGATGGATCTGTGCCAGCGCCTCTTTGTTGCCCACGTCCACCGGAAGCAGGCTCTCCACATTCTGCCGGATCTGGCTCGTCGTGAGTCGTGCGCCGGACTGATCGTGACCAGCGGCCTGGAGGACCGGCATTAAAGCTGCCGTATAGGTCTGCTCCTGCGGGGTCATGCCGTGAACCATCGCTTCCTGATTCAGCAGTTGGCTGATAGCGCCGCTATCCTCTGAGGTCGCCGCGCTCATGATCATGGCTCGAGCCTTCGGGCTTAAGTTAAAGCCGCTGCCCTCCATCCGGTTCAGGGTATTCATACCCGAACGCATTTCGGTCGCGAACATGGCGGCTTTCAGGTTCGCATCATCGGGAGCCTTCTGCCCCATGTTGAAACCTGGAGCGGATCCTGGAACGGCGCCTCCAGTCGTCACTCCGCTGGAAGGGTTCACGCCGCCCATGCCAACGCCACCTGTCTGCACCGGCACCTTGATGGTCGAATTCGTGGCAGGATCGTACTTGTCAACGAGCGTATAAGTCGGAGGACGCCGCTCGGTAAGATCGCCTTCCTTCTTGCCCGTAATCGGATTGATCTGCCCGGTCTCGCCTTGTCCAAGATCGACATTCTGCAGCTGGACTGGCATCGGCTTCGGCGGCAATCCAGCGCCCCCGGCGACATTGTTGTACATGAAGGTTGCGACAGAACGGGCGTTCGCTGGCGTCATATCCCTGAACGGATCAAACCCGAGCTGAGGGGCGCCTTTCATCCACATCTGCTGCAGACTTGGATTGTTCTTGATTACGACATCCGCCTGCGGGCTCGATGCTACGCTATCGAGCAAAGCCAGCCGCCCCTGAGCCTGAAGCTTCCTCTGCTGAATCTGATAGTCCTGTACACCTTGCGCCGTCTTGAGCGGATCATCTCCGCGAAGGATGGCAAGAGCCTGCAATGTCGAGGGCTGATAGCCTCCAACACTCCCATCTGTCGGCTGGCTTACGCTCGACTGAGGACCGTTCTGTATGCCGCCAGTAGGACCGGAGGCGCTAGAGGCTCCGCTGGCCTGAGAACTCGGATTGCTGATCAATCCTTGAGCATACTTCTGGTACATCTGCTGATTCTGCAACGCCAGACGTAGCTGATCGATCTGCAACCCACCCTGCTGCACCTGCTGTTGCGCGTTCTGAACCTGCAATGGCGCCATCTGGCCCTGGATATAGGAGGCCAGCATGTTAGGGGGAGGGTTGAACTGTGGTGCGTAGAAGTCGGCCATATTGCTACCTAATTAAGGTTGTAGGCGTATCCGCCAGACTGATACAGGCCACCCTGATTATTGGCGTTGTAGGTGCTCATGGCAGATTGATCCTGCAGCGGCGTCGTGGATGGATTCTGCTGGCTGTTGTAGTAGCCATAAGCGTTAGCCACTCCGGACAATCCGCCCTGAATGGCATTCGTCTGTCCGGCAATTCCGGCAGCAGCAGCGTTCCCGCCATAGATCGTATTGGCTCCGATCGCATTGGCTGTGTTTCCACTCGCCACTGCAAGGTTTCCTGCTGCGGCCTGTCCCGTGGCTGAGATGCCAGACAGTCCGGCCGTGTACTGGCCGGCGTAGTTCTGTGCCAGCCCCTGACCATAGGTCTGCAGCGCCTGTCCTGCGGCTCCCGACTGCAAGAGCCCCTGAGCGGCAAGGTTACGATCCACTGCCTGACTACCTTGCTGGAGCTGGAACTGATAGCCCGGAAGGTTGGAGAGGATATTGCTGTAGTTTGGAGCCGGTTGGGTTGCCTGAGTGGTCTGCCCATAGGTCGGAGTAGAGTTCGCCGCAGGCAGTCCATAGAACGAGCTCAAGGCAGAGCTCGCGTTCTGGCCCGCCGATACCCATGGCTCCTCATTCGCCTGCGTCTGATTGAACATCGCCAGCTGGGTGGCATTTGCGTTCTGCGCGGCCTGCTCCTGAGCATTGGCGGCAGAGGAGGCTCCAGAAGCTCCAATTGCCCCGCTAATAAGAGTGCTTCCAGCGACGGCCACTAATCCCCATGTCATGCTGCGTACTCCAATAAATGGTCAGGTTCGATCAATTCGCACTCCAGTTTTTCAAGGTCGGTCTCCTCCGTCACATGCACCGTGGACCACACCGTATCTTCCTGGATATAGAGCACCTTCTGCACTCCAGCCTTGGAAGTAAAGGTTATCGGTCCCTGTAGCGTGAAGATGCCGGACTCGTCAAAGATTTCCACTCGTCCCCGCTGGATGATGTTCAGGTGCTCCGTCTTGTGGACTTTCCCGATCACTATGCTTGCCGCGCTCATGAATATTTCCCGCACGTATACCCCGGGCGAGAAGTAGTGCTTCAAAGGCATCGGCGATTGCGGTAGTTTTGAAAGTTCCTGAACCAGAACCCTCGTCTTGTCCTTCCATGTCATTCCGTCCGTGATCGGCAGATTGCTGAAAAAGTCCACCTCGTTCAAAACTGCAGCACTCCGCTCGCGTTCAAGGTAACCCCATTGGCTGAACTGCAGAAGCACTGCAACATATCCCCGGCATTCAATATGGTTCCTGCTATCTCAGGGGATGCATAAGCCGTGTGAGCGGTGAGGGAATAGGCGTCCAGCACCTTGGTCGAGGAGGACGGGGAGCCGCTTACCGGCACCACATGAGCCGTAACCGTCAAGGTCCCTGCAGTCGTATTCGTAAAGACAGCATGAGAAATCAGCGTTGCCTTCCCGGAGGGCGCCGTGTATTGAGCCGCAACAGCACCCGGCAGAGCGGTGTTCTGGATAAGTGGAGTAAGGACAAGGCTCATTTTGCGTTCGCTACCAGTGCCAGCAGCTTGGCGTCATCGGTCGGAGTGTTTGACGACCCAAGAGCAGTCGTGAGATCGGAGAAGAACTTGTACCAGGTGTACGTCATCGCTCCGGTTTGAACATCAATGACCGGAATGGACTGCTTTGGGATGTTCATATTGCATATTCCTCGCCATTAACGATCCCTGCGATCCATGAGACTCTGTTGCTCATGTTGGTAGCAATCCTGTAGACCGTATCCCGTCCTGCCCCCAAACGTCTCCAGCGCGCTCGAGCCTTACGCGCACCTATGGGACCTAACGTCCTCTGACGCTCATAGCCCCAGGACTGACCAGCGTCCTGTGAGACCTGCAGCCATACTATGGGTGCGCCTCCAGAGCCATCTCCGTCTCCCATGAGAGCTACGAGCTCCATGCTGTCTACCCGCTGCTTTAAGTGATCGTCCGTAGCGTGCTCCCATGCTCTCTCCCGATAGACAGGGGTGCCATTATCGGTCGTGAGCAGCACGCTGGACTGATAGATATTGCCGTTGGACGCATCTCCCACTACGTGCATCCCGCTCCAGTTGACGTAGCAGTTAGGGCGATCCATGTGAAGCACACCTGAAGTATCCTGCGTGGCTCTCTGGTGCCACCACTCGGTAGTCAGATCGAACACCCAGGTCTGATCGCCTGTCGGAAACGACATCACATAGAAGGCGTGCCCTTCTTCCTGATATCCATACGCAAAACAGTCAGAAACAGTCGAATAAGCTTGAATCGCTTCCTCAATGGCGTGGGTCGAGACGCGGACCGGAAGATAGCCATTAGCTCTGTAGACAACGGCTCTCCCATTCGTGTCTCTCCCAAGCCACATGATTGAATTGCTGAGCTTGACCACAGAAAGCCTGGCACAACATCCGATCTCGATGAAACCACCAGAGGCTCTCTGAAACGGGAAGAAAGCCGCTCCCGTGTCATCCCATATTTCCGTGGTCTCATCTCCGAATAGCCAGACTTCCTCATGCAAAGAGGAAACAGAAGCCAGATTGTCCGGAGCCCCTTCTGCGGTCGCGATATCCAGCGGGTTGATCGTGGACAAGTCCCCTAGAGCCGTTATACCCCACTCGCCCCCTATGCCCTCTGTGAAGATTACATACTCATCCTGAGTGGTAAGAATTGCCCCACTGGGAGCATTGGCTACCGCCGCGAGTCCAGTGCTTCCTATCGTCGCCCAGTGCATGCCGTCCTGATGAGCGATCGCCAACTGAGTGCCGTTATCGACCATCGAGACCTTGCTGGAGGAGTTGGGCAGCGTTCCAACTACCGTTCCATTCCAGGATGTGTCCAGACTCCAGACCGTGTTACCGATCACCGCATATCGAGTGCCCTCGGCATCCCACAGTCCACGGACTTCCCCGGAACCTGTAAATTTAGCTACCCTCCCTGGAGTTCCGTAAAAGCCTCCGACATCCGAACCCTTGGTCTCGTTAACGACCGGATAGATGTTGATCGCGGTCTGCGTTGCCAGAACCGGGGAACGGCTCGAATAAGACTGCCCTAGAAATGCGCTTTCCATCAGGCGATACGGGTCTGCAGCTTCCCGCCTCTCGTGTAGCGTCTGCGCTCAGTCTCGTTCGCTGACTCTACGAGTTCCTGATACTTGCCTTCCCATATCTTGAGTCTGGCTACCTCTCCCAGAAAGGGCGCGGACTCCGCCAGGGCAGCATAGAGAAACACGTCCGGGTGACGAGTAAAGAGCGCATTAAGCCCTGTAGAAAGATCAGGGAAACGCTTGTAATACTGTCCCGTGACCGTCACACCATCGTTCTGAACTGGAAAGAAGATGATGTTGTCAGACTGGAAACTGTAACGAACGGCGTGGTTGTCGTTCCCGTAGTAATTGGAGAAAGCAGTTTCGAGCTGAATCAGGTTCTGAATCGCCTCCCATGGCGTGTAGGTCGCGACCATGTATCCGGTCACATAAGGTGCGCCTTTCAGCTCGATGCAGTCGGTGGGCAAAGCAACCAGATTTCCTGCCGTAACCAGAGAATAGGCGGTGTCCTGCGTGGATGAGCGGATATCGCGGTAGAGCCTCTCCTCCCCGGCCGAGATGATCAGATCGAGCGTGGTGACAGAAAGGTCAGACTGAGAGATATCATCCCCATCGATCAGAATCTGTACCTTGGTTCGGAAATCAGCATAGCTTGCGAAGATCATGGCGCACCTATCCTGGACACAGCCCTGTAAACGATATCCTCGGCTTTCTCTCCCGCACACTCCATGCTACGCAGGAGACTGCGGTGCCATTTCCACGAGCCATGATCATCGGCATAGGTAGGAATCCCAGGAACCCCACAAGTGAAGTGATAGTTACGGGCTGAACTTGGAGCCTGCTCTCGCACCAGGTAATTCCATGTTCCTTGAATAGAGCCGATTTCCTCATCCTTGAGCCATTGAAAGCGGTGCAGAAAGGTCGGAGTTGCCTCTCTCACATAGTCCTCTGTCAGGCACCGATTGCCGAAATGAGCGCAGTTCCATACCATCACCGAGGACCAGTTCTTGCGTGGATAATCGACGTTTGCCGATTCCATCGCTGTCCCCAGATATTTCCTCGCCTGCTTGGTTTTGTAATCGTGGCGAATCACGCTGACCGCTCGATAAATATTGGTTTCTCCCCAGGCTGAGAGCTCGGCAATGTCCCCATCGATAACCATGTCCCCGTCCATGAATATTGCATGCCCTCGGAAGTCGCAGAATAGAGGGACGAGGAAACGAGAAACGTTGAAGGCGTTCGAGCCGTCCTTTTGCCCGTCGAAGTCGTGGAAGTGATGTTTTGCAAGTGGATGAAACTCTACCGGGACGGTTGAATGATCGATGATGGACTGACAGCAGACGTGGTACGCAAGAGCCTCCCGCTGATCGAATCCAATGAAAACTTTGACTGCATCCATTCCTTTCTCTGAGCACCCTTGTAGTGCCATATCCTTGCGTTAGATTCCTCTAGGGGTTCACTCGGGGACCAGTTGAACTGATCCTCTGGCAACAGCAGCAGCTTGTACTTCGCCTGCAAACCAACATGAGCGACCGCCATCTGATCGCCCCACCAGTTCTGCATCGAGTCGTCCTGACGCCTGATCCATTCGTAACATTCGGCCCAGAACGCCTGACTTCTGCTAAAGATCACGCCGGTGTTGAATGGCATCTCATGGGAGATGTCCCGACCCTCGAAATAGACCGGATGATTGGGCGGCCTTCGAGTAAAGCCCGCATCGAAGTCGCGGGCCCAGACATCCTTGAGCGATGATCTGACTACTACGTCGGTGTCGAGGCACACCCACTCCGAGTAGGGGCATAGACTTAAGTGTTTGATGCGAAAGCTCATCAACGGCACCTTCATCGGGAGCCGGATGATCTCATCTACAAAGGCGACCCTTTCTGTCGAAAGGTCTGAGAGCTGGACTATCGTGCAGTCCATGCTCTCCCGCACAGAGCGCACCATGATGGGCGCCCATGGTTGGCGCCCTACGGTTACAAAGACAACGATCACTTCTTCAGTGAAAGCGTCGTATCTGTCTTGTATTCCTTGTCGTGGAAGTCGCCACGCTGATACATCAGGATCAGCTTGTGCCGGTTCTTGTTGCGCCAGTCGAAAGGAACCGTCCAGAACTTGTTATCCGCCTGCATCACGAACTTGCAGTTCTGTGGGACAGGAGAATCTTTGACCTTCATGACCTCGAAATCCATCATACGATCTTCTCCCCATTAATCTGCT